CGTCTACCGTGGCGATACGGAACTGGTCGATCATCCGCTGATCACCCTGCTCGAGCGCCCGAATCCGCTTCAGTCCTATTCCGATTACGTTCGCGCCAAGGTGTCGTTCCTGATGATCGCGGGCAACGGCTACGAAGAGCGGTTCATGGTGGGCCGCGAGGTCAAGGAACTCTATCAGCTTCGACCAGACCGCATGAAGATTGTTCCGTCATCCAACGGCATCCCATCTGCATACGAATATACGCTCGGCCAGAACAAGGTGCGGTGGGAGATGGACCCGCGCACGCTCACCTGCGATGTGCGGCACTTGAAGCTATTCAATCCGCTCAACGATTGGTACGGCATGAGTCCAATCGAGGCGGGTTCCTACGCAATCGACCAGAACAACGAAGCCATGAACTGGATGCAAGCCTTGCTCCAGAACTCGGCTCGGCCTTCCGGTGCATTGACCGTCAAGGATTCCGGAACGCTATCAGACGAGAACTTCAACCGCCTCAAGGCCCAGATCGAGGAACAATACTCTGGCTCCTCCAACGCCGGTCGCCCGATGCTCCTCGAAGGTGGCCTTGACTGGCAGCAGATGGGCCTAAGCCCGACCGATATGGGCATCATCGATGTCAAGTTCTCCTCGGCCCGTGACGTTGCCCTAGCCTTCGGAGTGCCGCCGCAGTTGCTCGGCATTCCTGGTGACAACACCTATTCCAACTATGCTGAGGCCCGTCTGGCGTTCTGGGAAGACACGGCATTGCCGTTGCTCCAGATGATCGTGAACGATTGGAACAATTGGCTCGGCTCGATCTACGGTGTCGAGATCAAACCTGACATCGACAGCATCCCGGCCATTGCCGAGAAGCGGCTTTCGATGTGGCAGATGGCTGATCAGTCACAGGACCTCACTATCAATGAACGCCGCGCGTTGAAGGGATATGGGCCGATTGACGGAGGCGATACGTTGTTTGTGTCCAGTGCCGAGATTCCCCTCGGCATGGCAGGAGACACCTCAGTTGACATGACAGTCGAGGAAATGAAAGCTGTGGCCTATGGCACGACGCCTAATCGATAATAACAAGCGCCGGGAGCATCGCCGTCAGGTCGCCTTGCTCGACCGCCTGACGGTTCAATTCCGCGCCCGCCTGCAACGCGAGATCGCCACCGCCATGAAAGACATGGTGGAGATGTGGCTCCAGACCAATCAGGTGACTTTACCGCGCGGATTCCATGACCGCATCGAGGCGACCTATCGCCAGATGGCGATGGCGTCGATCACGCAATTCGGGCTTCGCATTCTCGACCAAGGCAAGGCGCACGGCCTGCCGCTGGAGACGAAGGAATCCTTTGCCCAGATCATGACGCGGCTGGCGCTGCGCTATGTCCAGCAGGAGATGATCCGCCGCCGCATCACCGAGGTGACGGAAACAACCCGCCGCCAGATTGTCAATGCCGTGGATCGCGGCTATCGCGAAGGCCTTGGACAGCGCGGGGTTGCCGATGCCATCCTCGATCTGGTGCCTTCCCTGTCCTCGACCCGGGCGAACGTGATTGCCCGCACAGAGACGCACGGCGCTGCTAATTACGGCTCCCAGGAGGCCGCAAAGCAGACTGGCTTGCCATTGTCCCGCGAGTGGCTGGCTGCTGCTGATGACCGCACCAGAGATACGCATCGAATCGCTGCTACTCAACCGCCGGTGGGCATGGACGAAAAATTCAAGGTTGGCGATGCCGAACTCATGTTTCCCGGTGATCCAGAAGGCCCGGGAGATGAGGTCATCAACTGCCGTTGCGCCGTTGGTTACATCGTGGACGAAGCCGCCCTTGAGGCCATGTTGTGATTTCAATCAAGCAATGATATATTCCCCTCATGCCTAGCCCCGGCCCGACCGAAAACGAAGACGAGTTCATCTCCCGTTGCATGAGCGACGAAGAGGCGATGGCTGATTTTCCTGATGAAGATCAGCGTTATGCCGTCTGCATTTCCAAGTGGGAAGGCAAGGCCGATGGATATTCACCGAACGAGGCAATGGCACGAGAAGCCACACGCGGCCTCGAATGGCGTGATGAGTTCAACCGTGGCGGAACCGAGATCGGCGTTGCCCGCGCTCGTGACATCAAGAATCGCCGCAACCTTTCGCTCGATACCGTCAAGCGGATGGTGTCTTACTTCGCCCGCCATGAGGTAGACAAGCAAGGCGAAGGATTCTCCCCCGGCGAGGACGGCTATCCTTCCGCTGGCCGCATCGCATGGGCCTTGTGGGGCGGTGATCCTGGCCGCTCATGGGCCAACGCAATAGTTCGCAGAGAAGAGGGCGACAAGTTCATGTCCGAACCGATCCAGCATAAGAACGTATCCCTCACGCTCAAGCGCGAACCGGATCAAGATGGCGTCTTCGAGGGCTATGCCTCGGTGTTCGGCGTTGTCGATCAGGGAATGGATGTGGTCGAACGCGGCGCATTTCGCAAATCGCTCGGCTCTCGTAAAGTCAAGATGCTGTGGCAGCACGATATGAGCCAGCCCATTGGCGTCTGGGATGACATCTACGAGGACGAGCGTGGCCTGTTTGTCCGTGGCCGTCTGCTCAAAGAAGTAGAAAAAGGCCGCGAGGCAATGGCGCTCCTTCGCGCCGGGGCCATCGATTCCATGTCAATCGGCTATCGCACAATGGAAGCCATCCCTGAGGGCGATGGTCGTGTTCGCAAACTGATGGAACTGGACCTGTTCGAGATCAGTCTTGTGACGTTCCCGATGCTGCCGGATGCAAAGGTGACAAACGTCAAGTCGATCACCACCGAAAGAGATTTCGAGCGTTTCCTGCGTGATGCAGGATACTCTCGCAAAGAGGCCGTGGCTCTCACTCTCCACGGATTCAAAGCCCTACAGAGACAGCGGGACGCTGGCGATGAAGAGGCCGTAATCGAGGGCGTAGACGCCCTTTTACAGTCACTGTCAAAGCTAAAGGAATTCCTGCATGTCAGAGGAAATCAAGAAGGCCATCGGCGCAGTTGACGCGCTGCACGCCGGATTCGAAGAGTTCAAGAAAGCCAACGACGAACGCCTTGCCCAGATCGAAAAGAAGGGCAGCGCCGATGTCGTGACCGAGGCCAAGCTTCAGAAGATCGAAGCCGATCTTGAGAAGGCCCAGAAGATTGCTGACGAGGCCGTTCTGGCTTCCAAGCGTCAGTCCCGCATCGTCACCGACGAGCGTGGCGAAGTGGTCGATCTGGACCGCAAGGCCCAGGAGTGGGCCTCCATGAACGCACGCCGCCGTGGCGCTGTTGCTGGTTCCTTCGGCGCTGCCGACATGGACGGCTACAAAGCCGCGTTCGACACCTTCCTCCGCAAGGGCGAAGAAGTCATGGGGCCGGATGAGCGCAAGGCTCTGTCGGTCGGCACCGATCCAGATGGCGGCTATGTGGTCAATCCCGACCTCTCTGGCCGTATCGTGATGAAGGTCTTCGAGACCAGCCCGATGCGTGCATACGCCTCGATCCAGGTCATCTCCTCGGATGCCCTCGAAGGCCTGTTCGATCTCAACGAAGCCTCTTCGGGCTGGGTTGGAGAAACGGACAGCCGTCCTGAGACCAACACGCCGCAGCTTGGCAAGTGGCGCATTCCTGCCCACGAACTCTATGCGAAGCCCAAGGCTACGCAAAAGCTGCTCGATGACGCCTCGATCAACATGGAAGCATGGCTTGCCTCCAAGGTTTCCGAGAAGTTCGCCCGTGACGAAGCCAACGCTTTCGTTGTCGGCAACGGCGTCAATAAGCCCCGTGGCTTCCTGACCTATTCGTCTGGCACCACGCTTCCCGGCACCATCGAGCGTTTCGATACCGGCGTGAACGGCGCATTTGCCGCCGCTCCCAACGGTGGCGATGTTCTCATCAACGCGCTCTATGGCCTCAAGCAGCAGTACCGCGCCAACGCAACTTGGTTCATGAACCGCGCCACGCTCAAGCTGACGCGCAAGCTCAAGGACTCGGACGGCGCTTACCTGTGGTCTCCCGGCATCGCTGCCGGTCAGCCCGCTTCGCTGCTCGGCTATCCGGTCGCGTCCTTTGAGGACATGCCCGATCCGGCCACGGATTCGCTCTCCATCGCCGTTGGCGATATGCGCGAAGCCTATCAGATCGTGGACCGCCTCGGCATCCGCACTCTGCGCGATCCCTACTCTGCCAAGCCCTACGTTGAGTTCTACACCACGAAGCGTGTGGGCGGCGATGTCGTGAACTTTGAGGCTCTCAAGCTGATCGAGTTCACTGCCTAAAGCACTAACGCGGGGCGGCAATAACGCCGCTCCGCAACCACGCCGATAAGAAGGATTCTTGAGATGCGTGATATGCTTTCCAACAAGCAGGTTGTTCTGCTTGGCACCGTGACTCTCTCTGGCACCACTGCCGGGGCTACTTCGTGGGTTGATACTCGTGGCTTCGACGCCGTGACGCTCATGCTTGCCACCGACACCGTGACCGATGCTGGCGCTGCTGCTGGCTTCACATTCACGGCCCAGCACTCCGACACGACCGTTGCTGGTGACGCTGCGGCCATCGTTGCGGCTGATTCGGTCAATGGCACGATTGCTCTGTCTGTCACTGCCGATGGCGATGACAACAAGATCATCGGCGGCATTGGCTACAAGGGTTCCAAGCGTTATGTTCGCATGAACGGCGTTGGCACCACCGGCACCGATGCGACCGTCAAGGTCTACGGCATCCTCAACAAGCCGCATCGCGCTGCCACCACGTTCGTCGGCAGCAACGTGGCCGCTACCTAAACTTGACTAAGGGGCGGCTCCTTCAATGGGGCCGCTTCTCTCATCGTAAAATCTGCAATTGATTTGTTCACAATGATCGCGCCGTAAGGATGCAGGGCTGATGCCGACGACAACTGGTTTCGCAACTGACCTCATCACGTTCTCGCGCGGCTCTCTTGCCACCGTGACGGACAGCAACGGCTACATCAATTGGGCACAGCATAACCTGCTGCTGGCGAGTGAGCAGCTAGACACTTCTAGCTGGACAAAAACGTCTGCGACGATAGCAGCAAATTCAATCGCTGCCCCCGATAATGCGATTACGGCAGACACTATTGCGGCGTCAGGTGCTAACGGCACGGTTTTGCAGTCATACACTGCTGTTGCTGTATCCTATGTCTTTGGCGTGTGGCTGCGCCGCAAGACCGGGACGGGCAATATTCAGATTGCTGCCGACAACGGCACATACACGACCGTCACGATTACCAATGATTGGGCGCTCTACACTGTCACGCAGACCCCGACGGCTGGCACGAAGAGCGCGGGCATCCGTATCGTCACCAACGGCGATGAAGTCTACGCATGGGGCGCACACCTTTATCGTTCAGACCTCGGCGGGATGCAAGCCAACGCCTCCGCGTATCCTTATTATGACCCTAGCACGCTGAAGAATCTGTTAGGGTTTACGGAACTTTTGACTACGGGTTGGACCAACACCAACACCACCGATACGCAAGTTGCTATCGCCGCGCCGAATGGGTCTGCGAATTCTATTGATGTAGCGGCCACGGCGGGCAACGGCACGCTGCTGGCGTCTTTAAGCCTTCTTGCCAGCCCCTACACATTCTCTATTTGGCTTCGCCGCAAAACGGGCACGGGCACTGTGC